TTGGATATAAAGTTCTAAAGACTCTAATTTTGTATTTAGTTCTTTTTCTACAATATCTGGATCAGCGCCATTACTAAGTAGTTCTTTAATATTAACAGGAACTTCAGTCCCATCCTTTAGCAAAACCACTATTTTTTCTAACACATGGATGGGAACTTCTTTTTTCTCTACTTCCTTAATAATTTTACGCCAGGAACTTTTCTTACTTAATTTAATTAACCTTGCTTGCTGTCTTTTTGGTTTTTCTTGTTTTGACATTTGTTTTAGTGGCGCCAGAAATATTTGTTGCTTCATTTTGTAGTCTTTCAGCTTCTGCCATAAGTTGTTTTGCTTCTGTAATCATCTTCTGGGCCTGAGCTAATCTTTGTGCTGCAAGTTGTTCGTCACTAAGAACCTCGGTCATTGAAATACTTGTTTCTACTTCTGCTGGCACACTTCTGCTCTGACTAGGTACTCTAACTTCACCTAAATTCCTATTTTCAGTGACTCGCTTTTTCTTACCAGACAACCCACTATTTTTGTCTAGATCTGCAAGTTCTTTAATTGCTTCTTCCCCTTGTTCCATTTTTGTAAGAATATTATTAAGTTCATCTAGTCTCACATTACTGTTATTGGTTGGAGTTACAATAACTTGATTTGTAGGCACTTTTTTAATCATACCTTCTTTGTGTAAGGTGGTCAACGCATTATTACCATCACTTAAGGTATATCTGAACAAATAATCACTAAACTCTTTTGCTTGCTGTCCTGAGTCTGATTCTAGTGCTTTCATTATATCATCATGAATGTGTCTAGGTAAAACTTCTGGGTAAACTAATAGACACATATGCGTTTCACCAGGCACTGTCCTATATAAAATTACAACTTTTTTATTATTATGTTTGCCAACATGCTTAATCATTTTTTAATTCCTCGGTTGGTGGCTCTGTACTATTATTAGTGCCAGCAGCTTGTACTATTGCGCTAAGTTTTTGAAACATTGCACCTACTGTAGAATACTCTTCTACTCGGAAAGCATTCCTTGTACTTGCAACATTTAAAATATCTAAAATTACAACTATATCCTGTAAACTTAGACTGGGTTTTTGGTCCATATATGCTCCATAGTAAAAGTATTTACTATGGTTTACAGACATTAAAATTTTTTTATATAGTAAAGGCTGACTTGTTTAATTTGTCTAGCATGAAACAAAAAAATGTGCTTTCACTGTGAATCTCAAACGCCACCACCTTCTGTACAACAATATTCCCATCTGATTGTTCTACTATCTCATCACCTAGATAAAATCTACCCTCTAAATTCTCGTAAATCCAATCCACAAAAACTCTATCATGCACTTTGCTATCAAAATGTACTTTTTCTAAATGAGGAGAGCAATAATTTAGCCTCCTCAAGTCAAAAATATTAAGCGGATTAGGTTCACCATATTTTATCATTTTTTACGACCAGCATGCTCGTAAATAGCCCATACTCCGAATGGTGGTTGTGCATTTTCATTGCCTTTAATAATAAAGACAGTATCACAATAATTTTCGTCGCCCCATGAACCAAAAGGACATCCGTCAGTAAACATAATAAACTTTTTAGGCTGGATATTGTTGTCTTTCATAAAAGTATAATTAGCCATAAAGTCAGTGCCACCACCACCTGCTGGCTTATAGTTTCCAATATCCTCTAAACTCTCACTGGTATATTCTTGATGGTTATAAACTTCTGTATCGAAACTCCACACTTGAATTTTGTACTCATCGTATGCTTCCATAATGCCTTGAATTTCTGTCATAAAGGCACTGATGTCGTTTTCAGAAATACTGCCACTAGTATCAATAGCAATAGCTACATCGATTTGTTCTCCAGGTTTCATACCAGGCATAACTGCATCGATATGCCAAGATTTTCTACTTGGGCGCATCCAAGTGTAGTCATTTTTAATAGTACTAAGAATTTGTTGTTGTAATAGTTCACGCCAGTCAACAACTGGTTGAGTCATATTTTTAATAAGTCTAGACACCCCAGCTGGCAAATTTCCTGCACCTGTAGATTGTGCAGCTTGCAACACTGCCTCACGAATTTCATCTTTAATTGCCTGCCGTTCTGCAGCACTTAGGCGAGGTTTTTTAGATTTAGTTTCGTCCCCGTCGCCATCTGCATCATTATCACTATCATCGTCCAAATGATCGTCCAACAGTTGATCGATAAGATCTTCTACATTAATTTTTTCTGCATTTTCGTATAAATCGTCATATACTTCTTCTGCACTCCATCCTTTATATTTGGCATCATAAAGGCAAGGATTAATACGATCACCAATGCCAAATTGAATTAGATCATTGTTAACGCAATAGTCTGCAGCACAATTAAATAGCATTGAATCACGCTCTTTGCCTGTACGGCCAAGATGATCGTATACATTGTGCAACACTTCATGGCCAAATAAAAACTCAACTTCTTTGGCTTTCAGTTTACCCACAAATTCTGTATTGTAATAAAATTTACGGCCATCAGTTGCAGCAGTTCCGCACCAACTATCTGCGTTTACTAGTTCAAGCCGTGTAGCAAGATTGCCAAAAAATGGGGCTTTAAGCAAAAGTCCAATACGAGCTGTGGTTAGTTTTTCACGGATTTCACGATCCTTATTTTTATCAATTTCGGTAGTAAGGCGTCCAGCAAGTTTTTGCCCTTTAGGTGCCTTAGAGGTACTAGTAGTTGCCATAATTGATCCTTTTAACTATTGCATTATTATAACAAGTGTTGGATTTTTTGTCTATTTTTTTCATTATAGGTATTTAACAAATCCTACTTAGGTTAACACCATTTCAAATTAAACATTGATGTTTCTAGATCTGTAGCAAAATACAATGAAATTTCTTGTCTACCTTCAGTGATAAAGTGCCAAGTCCATTTACGAATAAATGTAGGCTCATTACCAGCCATTACCATGTAAAGTAATATATCTCTTTCGTAAGTATCACCAAATACATTCCAACACCAAGTTCTTAACTCAATAAATTTTTTATATCGTTCAGATTTCGGTCCTAAGATAAGAACACGATGTTTGAAGTATTGGTTGCCAGTGAATTTTTTATCTAATTTCTGCCAGACTAGAGAGGCACTCATAATGGTTCCTGTATATAAATGCCTCTCTTTATGTTTTATCGTGAGTTAGCAGCAATAATATATTTTCCAAATCGTTTGTGGAACTCATCAAAGTTCTTCATCTTGTTTGGCAGGAACGGTAGGTTATAAGTAGTTAGAGCTACTCGAGCGCCCATTACAGTAAGTTCTGTGGTAAAGTTATCCATCATAAACTTAAAGAAATTGTCTGCCATTGCATGCCATTCTGCATTAGGTTGGGTCTTTCCATGTTTTTGCAGTTGATCTTGAAGTTCATAGCACAGGCTAATAACCATACTATACATAGCACTGATTTCTTTAACTTTCAATTCTGTAACTTGACCCGATAGAACAGCTTCTGGACGAGGAAGTTGGCCTGCAATTTTACGATGCGCCATGAATTTTACAGCCACACCTTCACCTACTGCGCCTGAAACAAGGTCAGTAAGATCATTGTCAGAAACATCACTGTCTGTAAGTAGCCTACTTACGAAAGTCCAACTGCGTGGGGTAGCGAATGCGCGACTTGAACTACGAGGATCAAAGTCATTAAGATCCTGTTTTGCAAAACCAATGTAACCAACTACATCCTTATGAATACGATTTAGAGTAGCCCACTTTTCCCAACTTTCATGATCTACTCGCATTTCAATATGCAAGAAACGATTTGCAAGTGGACTAGGCATGCGATAAGTTACACCTTTGTCACTTTCACGATTGCCTGCTGCTACGATCACTACATTGTCTGGCAATACATATTTGCCTACACGACGATTCAATACAAGTTGATATGCGGTGCTTTGAGTAGCAGGTGCAGCACTATTCATTTCATCCATGAATAGTACCACAATGGGATATTGTTTTGCAGTTTCCTCATCGGGCAGATCAATGGGAGGAGCCCAGTCCATTTTACCAAGTTCTTTATTATAAAATGGAATGCCGCGAAGATCGGTGGGATCCATCTGTGCTAGGCGTAGATCAATCATTAGTCCGCCTAGTTCTTTTGCAATACTAGCAACAACTTCACTTTTGCCAATACCAGGTGGTCCCCAAAGGAATACTGGTTGTTTAATATTAAATGCTGTCAACAGGCATCGACGAGCAGTTTCTGCAGTAACAGTTCGGGTTTCAGTTACAGATGATTTCTTTTGCGTATCTAGGCTACTCATTGGGTTCTCCTAAGTGATAGAACAAGTTTACAGTGAACAGGAATATTTGTCTAGAGAAAAATTTTGTAAATGTTGTTTATTTGCAACACTAACAATAACCATTTTATATTATAAGCTATTATTTGTCAACCGAACTATTTGCTAAATTTTCCAAGTATCCTATCAGATCCCCGCCCATTAAAATAATAAGGGTTACATAGTCTTCATCAAACAATATTATTTTTTGTGCAGTGGGCAATACATATACACCTGGATAGTGGCGTTCTAATATAAGAAGATGTTTATTAACTAAAATTTGTGAATCTAATACTACTTCATGGCATTTATAGCCAAGTTTTTTAAATAAAAGATAGCCTTTGTAATTTAATCTTAGGCTGTTGTCGTCTGTTGGATTATACCAAATTTGTTGTCGTAATAGTTGCCAAAAGGACGCAAAGTCTTGTAAATTTTGTGTCTCTTTTGCCAATATTTTTGTTAGTTGTATTTGGCTATATTTTTTAGGGGAAGATTTTATCACCATGCTTTAACAAAACCACACTAAATTGGTCTGTTTTAAATAATGTATTTAACTTTTTGCAAAGATTAATAGCATGGCCTTTATTACTGAAACTACTCTTTTTATATTTGGGACCTGGGTAATTGATTAGCATATTACCAGACTTTAAATTGATTGGCTTATCTTGATAAAAAATGGCCCAAATGCCTTCACTTAACAGCACCTGCTCGGTTTTGTAATTGGTTTTATTTACATACTCAATAAGAATGTGTGGTTTAGGTCTACTCATAATTGAAAGTTCTCACTATGTTATTTATACATAAACTGCGTAGTTAAAACTTACCGCCATCCATATTAAGAGTAATTACATCAACAGCAGGTTCAGCTCTTAAGTGTTTATTCAACGCATTATATTGATTCAATAGTTCAAAAATATCCGCATGCAAATTTCTAGCCTCTTGAGCTGATAACACAAGGTCCTTACTATTAGACTGATTCATTAGTCGCACCTTACTATTAAACATAGTAAAGTGTAAGGGCATGTTATTCTCCATTATTAAACCCTTCAAGATTGTTTTTAAATCTAGCTTGTTCTAGTGCTTCTAATTTTGTTTTAAATGGGCCAATAAATTCATATCTATTCAAGGTAATAAGTTTTGGACAATAGGCTTTAACCCAACCATGATTAAATTTAATTGCATAATACCCGGCACAGAAAAAACTTTTACTTTTTTTGTTTTTTGTAAAAACTGCAAATTTATGTTGAATATCCCAATATATATTATGTGCAGTTTGACTAATAGGAAAACCGTAAAGATCGTGTAGTTCTACATTACTTTGTTGGGTTTTCTTAGATTTATCAAATGAAATATTATGTTGTGCAGTTAGTAATTTAATACTAGGATATTTTTGCCTTGTGCTTTGTTTATCTACAAATACAAAGGAACCATCTTCAACTGCTTGAATAGTTGCAACTTTATTGTTAGTAGAATCTTCTACAATCCAAAATTTATTTTTTAGAATTGTTTTAGCTAATAGTTGTTCACTCATGTTTTAGTCTCGCAAAAGTAATTTCATGATCATACACTGTGGCTACTGGCTTAAGCCAGCCATTTTGTAGGCACTCCGTAATGACTCTCTTATAACTATGAGGGCATCGGGTATCTATTTCGAATCCTGCTCGGGGGGAAACAACGAATTGATCCTTTAACAAAAAATCTGGATCATTGGGTTTTAGTGTAACTAAACTTGTTTTATTGACTTTATACTTCATCTGGATATCCTGCACTTAGAAATTCACTGTATCCACTTACTTGTTCTGAAATTTTAACTAGATCGTATTTACCACAAAATTTCAAAAACTTTGCACCCACCATGGGTAAACTTTTTGTTCTTGAATTTTCCTTAATACAAGATATAATTTTTTCTTTTATTTCGTCTGGTTGAGCAGTTAGATCAATAAGAGTTCTATTACGCTCATAGTCATCTAATACTCTATGCTCTACACCATTATGATCTGTCCATCGTTGCAGCATTATATTATTCCATGCAAACCCTTTTTTGCCACTGTCACTATAAGCTTCTAATAGTCCTACTTTATTTTTAGTTCCTTTAGTTCTTACACCAGGATAGGCACTAAAAACATTATCTGTAGGATCACCACGCATACATTTTTCAAACAAAATCCACTTTGGGTCAGGAATAGTTTTAGGCTCTTTAGTTTTCTTATCAATTACAAGCTTGCCTTTTCTATCGAAAATTCCCTCAATAGTATACAATTCGTCTGCAACACCATTATATTGCTTTACATTGTTGTTTAACAATTGATGAAAGTCACTGTCACTACTGATAATAATATGCTGGTCTGTTGGATGTGATTGAATCCAACCTGCAATTAAATCATCTGCTTCTAGTTGAGGATGTTGTAATACTGTACAATTGGAACTGTCTGTTAAAAACTTTTTAAGGTCGTCAAATGTTTGCCAAAACATCTGATCTTCCTCTTGTTCTGATTCAGTTAAGGCAGCACGAGCTACTGCTCTGTTGGCTTTATATTGGGCATAAAAATCTTTACGCCAACTTCTACCCTCTAAGCAGAAAATTACATGATCAGCTTTGTGTTCACGCCATGCTTTATTTACACTACTTAAAGTAACATGAACAGCAAAACCTAGTTTTGTCCATAAGTCACTTTGTCGATGTGCACTATGCCT